TGTGAAAGTGTGGGCAATCATTGTGAAGTGTAGACTCTACATTGCCGATTTGAAAAGGACAATTGCCATAGAGGTGGTGCCTCCCGTTGCTATTATACTTTGGCATACCATTCTGCTCACTTGTGCAATGACCATACCAATGCACGCAATCGCCGCAAACCTGCTCAGAATCAAGGTTGCAATGATAGAAGCACTTGCCCATAAAATCAGAATAAACGGGGCACTTCCTGTGCTTGCCTGCGGCAGGATGCGTTACGGGACAATGCTCTTCAATCCATTCCAGTGACATTATTAACTCCTACCTTAAGTTGTTTCCTACAAGAAGCATGAATCTATCCGTAGTATACATCGCTGCTATCAAAGACAATTGAGAAATCCTCTGGAAACGGACTGTTTAAGTCATAAGGCTCCAAGGCAAAAGCAGCAACCATATCTCCGTTTTTATTAATGTCATCGTTATAGTCAAAAACCTTTACCTGTTTAGTCATTTCAGAAGGCGGCATCTGTAGAATCTTCTGAGCGAGTTCAAGCCAAGTCATTACTGCTCCTTCTTAAGCTTGTTCTTGTCAATTCGCGGCATTACAATAATATCAAAGTACCCATTCTTGCCAGCATCGATATGGGCATGAAGAACATGCTGTGCCCAGTCGAGGTCAACCGAGACGGCAAAGCCACGCCTGTCCGTACGAACGGCCTTACCGAGAGCGGCAATCGCCGCAAGATAGTCAGGATTGATGCCCGTGACGATATCCACCGGACAATGGTCATAGGAACCATTCATAATCTTGTCGAGGTTGCGAGGGATAAGCGATTTCCTGTCAATATCAACTGCAGTGCTGTCAATATAGATGGTCGAACCAGCAGAAACCTTGTCCATGCGCGGAGTAAAGAAGAAGCTCTCAATCTTCTCACCGGTCGTGTTGTCAAGAATCTCCCACTTCTCAGCGGGAGTCCAGCAGCACATCGCAGAAGAGTCAGTAGTATAAATCTTACCATTGGCAAAGAACATATCCGAAAGTTGCGGGGCAGTCTTAATGCCATTGGCAAACTTCATCATAGCATTGTAGACGCGACCAGACATTTTGAGCTGCTGAACCATTGCTTTCCTTTCTCTCTCTTGAACTATATATATTATAGCAAAAAATAAAAGGGCAGACAAACAGAAAACATCTGTCTATCTGCCCTTGCCCGCGCATGTTTCTTACAATATTCGGTTTAACCTATCTTTGGAACACCATCGCATTCCCCCAAAAGGACATTATCATAACTATTAAAAGCTTCTAGCATTCTGGTAATCATAGGATGGCGCACAATATCTGCATTTGACATTTTTATTACACCGGCTCCCGGCACTCCTTGCAGAGCATTAGCGAGATAATTAAGGCCAGACATTCCTCGACTATCCTGCTGAATAGGGTCGCCGCAAATCACAATCTTAGAAGACTCTCCCAGTCGTGTGACAAGAAGTTTCGCCAAAGTAATATTACTATTTTCAAACTCATCCGCAATTAAACAGGTCTTATACAGTGACAGACCACGCATATATCCAAGAGGTAGCATCTGTATCTTACCTCGCTCGATATAATTCATTAGCCTTTCTTTCCCAAGAGTACGCTCGAATACATCAAGCATTGGCAACATAAAAAGGTTAAGTTTGTCATTTATTTCTCCCGGCAAAGCACCAAGGTCTCGTTCACCTTTTGCCTCTACCATTGGACGAGTAATTACAATCTTTTCAATGTCTTTATTTATAAGAAGAGATAGGGCGTAACAAACTGCAACCATCGTCTTTCCAGCTCCGGGACCACCTATACAGACAGTAACATAATTATTACGCAAACTGTTTAGATATTCTACCTGCCCTTTTGTGCGGGCCTTAATCTCTTTTTTCCCATACTTAAGGATTATCTGCTCATCAACATTCTCATATAAACTTCCATCGTGAGAGCGTTGTAAGAGCCATTCCACGTCTTCAGTTGAGAGTTTCTTCTGAGTGTCAAGATATTCTACCATCTTATCAAATACGCTTATGATTCTATCAACCTCATCATCCTTGCCAAAAAGATAGATTCTGTTATCACCATTGATAGAAATCTTTATTGCGGTATCTGCTCTAATGGCGTCAAGATTTTTATCCTTTGCACCCAATAGAGCAACAAGGTCTACATATTCTGGAACTTCGATTGTCTTTTGAACACTCAAAATAAAACTCCTTTTCTATAGACAATAAAAAAATAGATAGGCGGAAAAGGAAACCACCTATCTATTATTGAAAGATTCAATATGGGTTTTATTCGATCTTGCCATACCCCTATTTATAGATATTTTACTTTTGCGGCGGTAAAACACTCTTATTCTGTTTTGTTCATGTCTGTCAATCTATGCAAGGCTCTACTTGCACTTAGGTCTATGCGCCCATCTTTGTCATATATCGCATCATCCTTGCTTTGGATAAAGCGGTATTTATCCGCCCAAGGTTCCCAAAGAAAGCTACGATTATATTTTGGTAGACGCCCAAGACGTGTTTCAACAAGATGATTGGTGATTGGCTGATAATTAGCAACATGGATGCTGGCACCCAAGTGATTATCTGAATCCAGTATAGCCCCATGGAAATGCCCATGGACATTAAGCTGGTCTTTCCAAACGTTACATGGACAATGGCTTAAGACAACCCTCTTATTAATCCATATAGGATAGTCATGTACCTCGTCAAACAAAGTCTTCATGACTTCAGTCTCTTCTTCGTGGTCATGATTTCCACGAACAGCAACCGTATGACACTTAGCCGCACCCATGATTCTAACAAGCCTGCTTAGAGTCTGGTTATCCGGTCTCCCAAAGTCTCCCAAGAAATAGAACGTGTCATCTTCTTCAAGCTTCTTTAGCCATTTCTCAACAAGAGATACAATATATTCATCATGCTCTTGGATTGTAGAGAATTTGCTGCCACGCTCAAAGCTAAGAATTCCAAGTCTGCCATCACAATCTGAATGGTTTAAGTGCCAGTCGCTAGTGATAAAGTATTTGCTCATATCTCTCCACACAAACAGTTACTAAGAAAATAGATTCAACAGAGAAGACAGAAAAGACGAGTTTGGATGTGACATTTGCATATTAACATAATGTGCAATGATATCATCATATCTAAACTTAGTTGCCAGAAAGTAAGACGCTACAACAATAATCCAAACAAGCATAAAGATATTCCCTAGCACTTTATCTCCTATCAGCCTGCATCGTATAGAAACTCAGGCGGTCTCTTTGAAGCCTCTCCAATAGACGGGTTGGTGATATAGTATTTAATATCAGGTGTGAATTTTGGATGAAAATCTCCGTCTCCATCAGCATACATAGCAACAGACCCGCTGTGTCCAACTATCCCGTTATACTCCATCATCTTAAGAAAAGAAATAAAGTATGGAACCCATCGTTTTTCCATGGTACATTTGACATTGAAAGTCTCTACCTCTACAGACATTGGCACTCCAATCTAAATTGATATTATTGCGCACTTCTCCTTAGCGATAACGACGAGAATACTCTGCCATAATCACAGTAGCACAACTGGCAACATTCAAGCTCCGCACAGAACCATACATTGCGACATATATCATCTTATCACACAGCTCGATTTCCTCTTGGGAAAGACCGCGCTGCTCTTCCCCAAACACAAAGGCAGACTTACGTGGAAAGTCTTCATCCCAAAGATTAACTGGATTATATTCCATCTGGTTATCTACTGCATATATAGTATATCCTTCAGCGTGAAGCTTGTCAACCACCTCTTGGAGAGTATCGGCATGAAAAACTCGCTCGTATTTTTTACATCCAACTGCTCCTCGCGGATCAAATTTATGTCTCCCAACAATATAAACTTCTTTACCTAGAAAAGCATTGTTAGAACGAATGGCACAGGCAATGTTTATATTATATCCGATATTTTGAAAAACAGTCACCAGCTCTGTGCGATTAGGATTAAGGTCAGCTCTAATCTCTTCTGCATCCCAAGCTTTATATCTGTCAATAACATTATTAGCTAAGTTCGCTTCAGTATTAATTCCATGAGAATATTGTTTAATCATTTTATATTATCCATTACTAAATCATAGATATATTTATCGTTTATTTTAGTTTTATCCCAATACGGGATTCTAATTAAAGATATATTGTGTTTTAAGCAATAATTGTCTTTAATTTTATCTCGAAATTGTCTGTCTGCTAGAGTGTCATTACAAAAATCAACCTCTTTATAATGCTGTTCTCCATCATATTCCAAACAAATATTGTATTCTGGTAAATAGAAATCAAAACGTAATTTATAATTTGTTTTGGGATTAATACAATCCTCAAATACTTTTTCTTTAATAACTAAAAAATGTTTTTTAAGACAAGATTCGACCTTGCTAGAATAATATGAGCCAATCATACAGCCGCAAGAAAGAACTTTGCCACTTTTTAAGTCGTCAGATCTAGCTTCAATAAAATTACCGTCTCTTTCGCACTGACACAACCAAATAGAATGAGATTGATTTTTTCCTTTATAGGATTTTCCTGTATCTTTAATTACTGTTAAATATCCAAACTTTTGTCCTGTCAAATCTTTCCGTAACTTTTTTCCCGCTTCTTGTATTAAATGTCCACAAGAACGAGTTTGTCCGCTAATTAAAGCATGTGAACTTACATCTATTTCATTCGTACAACTACAAACACAATGCCACATATAACGTCCATCAGAGCTACGTTCTTCTAGTGGATATAAGACAGTAAGCTCTCCAAATTTTTGTCCAGTCAAATCTTTATGATGCAATGCTCCAAATTTGTCGTGAGCTACTTTTATTTGACAGCCACATGATTTTCTATCACCAGAACTAATGGCATCAATTGTAGAAATAAAATGGTTTTGGTCATATGGGCAAATAAATTCTCCTACCCATTGTCCTTTTTTATTCTTATACAACCGTTTATATAAAATGACTCCATTCTTACCGCAAATATCACCATCTTTAATTCTGAATCCGGGCATTTTCCACTCCTTCGATAATATATTATTCCTACATACCCTTTATTATATTATCAAAAAAGCATATTGTTTTTTATTTAAAAATGCCCAGTTAAAAAAGAGTACTGAGTAATCAAAACAAATCCAATCAATTATGACTCATAGATACGGATAATAAGACAACTTAGACCAACATAAGCGGCGCAACAAAGAATAATGATAAAAGGAAAGAAGAACATATCAGAAATCAACAGAAGAAAAAGCTCAAAAGCAAGCACCACAATGGCACTAAGAACCAATGATAGCAGCGCTATAACAAAAGCAACAATTTTCATTATCTGCAACTTTCTCCGAGACATTCCCCAACCATAGTCAAAATAATAATCATTCTCATCATTGCAAAGCGAGTAGGACTTAGCCATATTTCTTTGCCCCATTTCTTCCTATCTTCTTGACTAGATATAGTATAACACAAAAAAGAAAAAGAGTCTATAAGAAAAAAGCCCTGTGCGGCGATAGCACAGGGCATTACACTATATTGTTTTACTGGCTTCTTTTTTCATATTCTAGATATATATCCATCATCTGATTCCATTGCTCATTATACTCTCGCAAAGATTTAATCATTTCATCTGCGAGATTGTGAATTTCCCATTGCGCGTGAGGATTACGACGCTGTTCAAAGAAGTTAAACAGGGCGCGAGCATTTATCTTCATATGGAGGTTAGTCTTAGTTGCTTCTGGAAGAACGAAACGAGCATCTTCAGCTTTTACTTCGTCATCTAGCATAGCCTTATATTGCAGTGCGGCATAAGTCATACTGGTCTGATAACAATTAAGAAGATTCTCGCTCTCTTGGATATAGGGAGGAACAACATACCAGTCTTCTCCATCAAAATTATATTTATTGTACCTTTGGCTTTCTACACAATAGCTAGCCATTCTGTGTCTTGTCAGCTGCGCAAGACAAGCCCTACTGATGCCTTCGATTTTGAATGTTACGTCAGCAAATTCAGAAACGCTGTGTCCGTCTAGAATGCATCTTTCTACTCTCTTATATTTTACATCATCTTTCCGTGTACTTGAGCCAGCCGCAAGTGAAATAACATCAATCGGCTTTTCTGTTGCTGTCATTACTGTTACTTTCATTTGACCTCCATAATAAAAAATAGGGGAAGACTTATTCTTCCCCTATTATACCCTATTTAGTTAGCGGAAGTACTGATAATAGGTTGAGACCCTTCAGGGACAACATATACAGTATCAGAATTGTTAATCGCGTCAATAAAATGCTGCTTTAACACCTCATCAGTAAGCGATTCCGCAAGAATCTTGTTACTGTCAGCAGTGCCCTGCGCCTCAATCTTCTTAGTCTCAGCCTCAATCTTTGCAGTGCTTTGTTCGTTTTGCGCTCTCTGCTGCTCTACCTGCGCAGCCTGCGCCTGAGCGTAAGCATCGGTAATGGACTGGTCATAACGAATATCCTGAACGCTTACAGACTCAACAACGACACCACTGTCCGCCCAACGCTGACTTAGAGTATCTTGAATCGACTTGGCAAAAGACTCCTTGTCAGTCAGAAGTTGAATAGTGGAAAACTGACCGGCACAATCACGTGTTGTCTGACGAACGTCGTTAGAGACATAGCTCGCTACGTAAGCCTCTTGCGTGCCATAGTCTGCATACAGCTTCTCCACAGCATCAGGATTGATAGAATAGATTACCTGCACATCGCAATCGGCCTTAGTACCAGAAGAGTCATTGATGGTCACCGTAGCGCCATTGTAAGAGCCATTATCATAGGCATAATCGGCATCACGATAGAAGTTAATGAGACGATTGCGGATATCCCAATCCAGCGCATCCTGCCAAGGGGCCTTAAACTTGATGCCAGCTTCAGTAGTATAACCAGCCAGAGAACCACCAAAATTACGGAGAACTACGGCTTCACCAACATCCTGAGTATAGATACACTCAGCGCCAATAAGAATAGCAGAGATAACAAACAGTCCAATAGGAATACCGATTGATATCTTTAAATCATCCTCTTGCCTAAAACGAATCAGCGCGATAACCACTGCCGCAATAAGAATAATGCATCCTATAACAAAAACAACCATTATACTCTCCGGTATCTTCTAATAGCAATAACTAATCAAATAACACAGTGGCTTTGATTTACGCGCTTTTGATACATCAAGATTGAGCACTTCGACGATGCTGTTAAGCTTTACTGACAATTCGTCACTCTCATAAATCTGCTCTATATCAACCGGAGCAGCATAACCTACTTCTTGAAGCACTTCTCCAACGAATATGTCCGAGTTACTATCATAAGCATTTACCTTGAAAAAATAATCAAAAGGGTCAAAATCTACTGTATCGTAAACCGAAGCTGCGCGTTCATCTAGTGTTGAGTATTTGACGGCATCTTGTGAGAAAACATACCCATAACCAACAATTGCACTATAGTCTACACTCACTCTTCCTCCTTTGTCTTGTCTGCATCTTCATTTATAGGCTGCGGCTCTTCTGGAAAACTATCGTCTCCAACAGCCCGTTTGAAGAGCACTTCAATAAAGTATTCTCGAATCTGCGCTCTGCCTATCGGGTCAATTGAGGCCAGAGGGATGATACGAGTACAGGCATCATCCCATCCCCTTCTAATGTCATCCAAGCTAAACAGAGGCAAATCATGAATAGCCATTTAACCCGCCTTAATATCGGTGAACATCATGAACGTTGGATTAAAGGGAGGTTTGCGGCCAAAGGTCTTCTCGTACTCTTCGTTAAGCGCCCTAGTCATACAGCCATTCAAATCCTTGACCGCAATCTCTGAAAGGTCAAACTCGATATAAGGCTGCTTAGAGTTGATTTTCTGCAACTCTAGTCCAAAGAAGTAGGGGGACTGTCCGCACGTCTGGCACATCGGCCGCAATAGATATTCGCTAGTTGCGCTCTCTACTCCCTTTGCTTGGTCTCTTGGAACATGATAGCCATATCCAAGAGTAGTCTCAATCTGAATCATATGTGACAACTCCTTAGTGAACAATCTTATCGAGGTCAAGAAAAACCTGACCACGATAAGCGCTCTCGTAGTAATCTGGCATAGAATAGTGAGGATAGTGAGTCATACAATACTGCTTGTAATCTTCACTCTCCTTCTGGTAATCCTTCATCAATGCAATAAAACCAAAATGACCTATGTAAATGTGCGGGAAAAGCCTTGCGGCCTCTTCATCCCATACGGGAGAAGACAACTTGCCGCAAATCTTACAATAGGATTCTAGAGCATACGCAGGCTTGCCCGCAAGTCTGGAAACAGGATAGTTCCGTGGATAAGTATATTCAATAATGACGTTCTGGTACTGGTGCTTGTGGTCAGCCTTCTTTGGGGCCTTCTTCACCTTCTTCTTCCTATATTTAGGAGTCTCTGGAATCTCTGCATACTTGTAATCAACAACCATCTGCCTAATGTCAGAAGACACAATTCCTCCTAACGACAAGCCCTGATATCATCTATCAGATAGTCAATACATTCCTCATAATGATTGGTAATACTATAGCAAACATCGCTGGGAAGAGGAACGTGAATCTCGCTGGCTCCCCAATAGCCAATAACCTCTTGATTGAAAGAGTCTACCCAAATATTGGGGCCACCATAAGCAATCATAACCCTTACGCCCATAAGGCCATAACGCTCTCGCCAAATGTAGTCTAGATTATAGTTCTCGTCAAAATAGTAATACTCTTCGCTGCTATCATCATCTTCGTCTTCGTGGACATAAAGATTGCTGTCATGATAGAGCCGCGTAATTTCATCTGCAATATCCTCAAGACTCTTGCGGAAGTCCTGCTCAAAGGTCTCGTTATCGTTCATGCTTTTTCCTCTCTCTTGGATAAGTATATTATAACATAACTAGGCCGCAAAAGTCAAATAAAAAAAGGGAAGAACTAAAAAAGTTCTTCCCCTACCACTCAGCAATGTTGGTATCATCGTAAATATCAGCGTCATACTTTTCAGCCAATTCCTGAGCTTTATGTCTGGCTCGCCTAAGTCCAAGAGGCCTATCAATTACAGCTTCGTAATAATACTCTTCAGCAATATAGCCATACTTATTAAGTAGCACAACGTGATATGCTATTGGTTTATAGGATGTATCCAGCTCGTCTTGAATGTACACCTTCATACGTACTCTGGCTCTTGCTCTTTGAGTTTGCGAATTTGACGATTAATCTTGCGCAAGACCCCCTGACCTTCCGAGTTCTTTCCGTTTCTCTCAAGCTTATTCTTGCGACAATATAGTGCGGCCAATTGCGTTTCTTTCGTCATTTTTTCTCCTTTGTCTCTTCAACTAATCACGGTCATTATAGATATGTTCAGCAGCATCGTGACTAATAGAATCCTCAATCTTCTCGCAGCAATCGTCGATGAGATAGGCAATTCCTAATTCAAGAGTCAAATGGAATTTTATACCTCTTCCCATTCTTTATCTGAATACTGTTTTATTTTAGATTTTTTAGTAGGCAAATTATAATTTTTACACCACTTCCTAATAGTATTATCTGAAACATTGAATTGTTTTCCAATAGCACAAAAAGATTTAGAACGAATTAGCTTTTTAAGTTCGTCTCTTTGCGGCCATTCAGCCCTACGCTGGCGTTTGTGCTCACAATCTTCGCAACGTTGTGAACGACTATCAATTATTTTCCCACAATCTATACAATGATTAGGTTCTATTTTTATTTTCTTTTGAGGTTTAGTTTTCTGTTGCTTTTCTTTTTTAGGTTTTTGAATTATGTTATTTTCTTCAATCAGCTTATGAGCTTTCTCATAATAATATTTAGCAGCATAGTTGATTCCTAATTTTTGTAGAGCTTGTCTAATTGAAGTTGTTTGACGCAAAGCTTCAACGAATTGTTCATCTGTGATAGGCGAACGCTTTTTTTTATTGCGTCCACAGTAATTATCTGTTTGAGCGTGACAGTTGGGACAAAGAACTTGTAAATTTTCAATTTGATTGTTAATATGATTACCATCTATGTGATGAACGCATAGTGGAATTTGCTGCCCCTCCCACTCTGTACGTCCACATTTTTCACATTTCCAACCTCGTAAGATTGTTAATGCTCGAATCATAGTATCGCTTTTACAAGATTTATTATATTGGAAGATAGACATATCAATACTATCTTTGCTCCAACCCTGTCCTTTAAAATGAGAAACGTCTAATTGATATTTGTCTATTAACTTTTTAACTGAATCAGTGCTGTTTTCCGAATAGCCTAATTGTAAAGCGAATTGTCTATAGCTCTGACTTTTAGCACAAATTGTTTTAATTTCATCTAAAGTGAATTTTTGTAATATATCCACTTAAACCACCTCCTATTATATATGAAAAATCGAACTCATACATAATAAGATTATGCCCATTTTGATACAAAAAATAGGCTCTTAGCCCCCCTCGGATTCGAACCGAGACTGAACGCATTTTCTTACCACACCATATCGCTATGGCCGCATAAAGCGTTGTAGTCTGGACTATGCCTTTACCATATCCTATTGGACTTAGGTAGGTGGTATCTAGTCTCTACACATTTAGGATTACTCCATTTAGCACGGCGTTGTCTTAGAGAGAGTTTCGCCGTTTTAGCCACCATTCACTTAGTAGTTTCCAAATCTAAGTGCTCAAGTTTTACCCGAGTGCGCGTCCTCTGCCGTTGGGATACGGGGCCTAAGAACCTATTCTTTTATATTACCACATATTCTTCGGAACTTCATAAATGAAAGGATGCTTTTTGAGATAGTCTTCTACACGCTTCTTGCCGTACTTCCGCACAAGAGAATCGTAATAATAGCTATCTCCCCAGCAGATGCTCATGCCATCGCCTCCATCGGGATTACGAAACTTCTCCATGTCACTTTCAAAAGACATTCAAGCATCCTTTCTCTCTCTTGGATAAGTATATTATAATATAATCCAAGAGCAAGAGTCAATGTAAAAGCGGTTTACAGGCTGCTACCGGAACCGCACCAGTCTCGTAAGGTGCCTGCTTCCCCTTATCTCTATCCTCCATTTAGTTAGGGCTTGAGATAATAACCAGATAACCTTAAAAAGGTAGGAGGATGGTTCGCAAAAAAAACGAGGACAGAGCGTGTTATCCTCGTTATACTTCGTTTTCCGGTACGAGAGCATAGAACCGTCCTTCCCCACGAGGTGTGTATATTATACCAAGAGATAGGATAGGAGTCAAATGAACGCATAAAAAGCTACGCAAAAAAGTAGCGAACAGACTATAAGCAGATAGAGAAGGTACACCAAGTCTGTAGCGAGCAGATACACTCCATGGTCTCTTGGAATAATACCAATTCATAAACGATGCGGAAAATATTAGAATCACTGAAGGCCAATTGAGTCAAATAAAAAATTTTGAGATTGAAGTAAGTGATTCTATCATCACGCATTGCTATCAAATAAAAGCGGAAACATTTAGAGTAGCGAAATATCGGAATCGAACCGACTTAGATAGTTTTGCAGACTATTTTCAATCCATATGAAGTATGCCACTCTATCATCACGCTTTGAATATCTGGCCGATAGAAGAGGTAACGCTCCCCAACGGTTTTACCCGTCACATCGCTTTCGAGGCGAGTCCGGCACGCTTGTCCGGTTTTCTATCGATTAGGTTCTAAGAACCTTGAAAAGAGAATAACGGATAGGCTTTCACCTTACTGGTAATTATCTTCCTTTATATTCGGCCACAGAGAGATAACAGGCTGAGGTTGGCTAGCTACTTCCATACCTTCTGTTACCCAACAAGCTCTGGCGGGGATGGCTACCCGCACGCTTCACCCACAATTCAGCAAATAAGTGTAGATTTCAGGTCTACCTATAATATATTTGTATAATGGACTTGGGCTACACACGACGCGATTCCTGCGTTATACACGGATTTCTCCGCTTCACGTCCACGAGGATTGTTGGTATTCCCACCGGTTTCCTAGGTTACCACACCTAAGACCTATTGGGTTATTGCTCACTGAGCCGTCTATTGCTCCCCGCACATGAATCGCTGCCTTTAAAAGCGATAATCCCAGCGCCACGACTTGTCCTTATATCCGTCTAGTTTCAAGCATGGCATCGCTGCCATGCCTAGGGCTTTAGCAGAGTATCCCCTGTTTAGGCCCCGGACTTTCGTCGTGCCTCAGCACCAGCTGTTTACTGGCTCTTCACTGAGTTATTTATTATCCTCTTTTCAAGGTTCTTTATAACCATTATAGCAAATGCTATATTTGGTGTCAACCGTCATCCTTTTGACTTTTCTCACGCATGATACTAAGTCTTTAACCGGCGCTGGGACGCATCCCTGAAATCTTTGACTCGGCGGGCTGACTATTATATATTACCAAATCCAAAAAATGTTGTCAAATGTTAGTAAGGCATTTCTTTGAACTCTCCGGCAATATAGAGTTTGGGAATATCGTGACCAAATCGAAGTTCACGGGCGGTCATATCTTGAATGTTCGTCCACTCTCCGTTAGAGTTACGAATATAGACCGCACATTCATTCTTGACCATATCCCAAGAGAACTCGAAGGATAAAGCGTTGACAAAGTTGGTATAGATTTGAGCTTCAGGCTCGTGTTCTCTATACCAGTACAAGTCTCTAAAGCAAGTGCTGGGACCGTATGCGGCATCTACTCGATGATATGGTCCTTCAATATCAAATGGGGTTGTAAGATAATCATCTTCAAAATATACCCGCATACTTATCCTTTCTATCTTACTTTTGGAATAGTATAACATATTGACTGATGATAGTCAAAGGGGAATTTGGAGTTCCGTCGAGGTAATGCTCCCCGCTAAACGCCTTTGCAGGGCGTTGCATAAACTTCTCTGCCAACGGAACATATGGAGCGGCATACCCTAGTCGAAAGGGCATCTTTTGGTTGGAAGCCAAATGTAATAACCGTTATACGAATGCCGCAAATAAGCTATGGCGAGGATGATGGGGTTTGAACCCACAACCTTCGGAGAGACAGTCCGATGCTCTAGCCAAAATTGAGCTACATCCCCATAAAAGTCTCGCGGAGCCTACGTACCGCCCGTAGTTATTACCTGCCTATGAAACAGGTTCAGATACTTACCTGCCGCCCGCAGTATGGCTGGTTCTGTAGGTACCGCCCCTACCTCTTCGGAGTCAGAGTCCGACGTTTTTGCTAATAAACTAAGAACCAATATGCGCCTCGCACACAACTACAGTGTGATATCGGCGTCATGGGTATTGACGCCAACCGAGCCACGAACTCCGAGGCTTTAGCAAAAGTTTCATCACGCCTGAAACTCAGTGTCGTTCATTGGCCGAATGAAGTCACTTGAAATCGGAAGCAGCCGAGGATGCTTCTCTCCGAGCGGTTTTAAGCTCTAGCCGCTTCTAAAACTGGGCCTTATTAGGATTAACGTGCCTACTTAAGGCTCTAAAAACGCACGTCCGCTTCTGCCGCACGTCTACGGCAGTGGATAAGTGTGACCTTTTCACGCCAAATGTCACCAACGGCTACGTTATAGCTCTCATAGCTTACTGGCTTTACACTATTATTTATACTCGCAGGAAATCCAAAACCATTCGAGTGCCGTTTAAGCCGTAACAGACTCAAGGCCTGTTCGTGCTTTTGAAACACACTATTAGCTTTCGTCTCCTGTGTGCTTCAAAAGCATGGCAGAGTTCTTCAAGGCGATACTCTGCTAAACGCGCTCCGTGGAGGATTCTTCATCCTCAATGTACCTATATTATATCATATCAGAGAGATCGTTGTCAAATGCAATCTATCTATCAAGCCAGAGGATTACTCGAACATCTGTAGAATCATAGTACCCACACAGGTCAGCAAAATTTGAAATCGCGGTTACAAATCCCTTGAGGGAGCGATGCGGCCCTTCCTCTTTGACCTTGTTTCCAAATTCGTCCTTGTACTTATAATGCTTGGGGAACTTCTTGCGATTCTTGAGAGCAAGCTCAAGCTCAAACAGCGTGAAATAGGTATCGTTATAGGCACTATCATAATCACCTATACTATGGAATCTGTCGCGCTCAGCCTTTACCTCGTCACTAACGTCATCAGGGAAGCCACGAGGACTATCGATGTTTCTGGGGCCGTCTGTTAGAATGTCAAACAACTCATAGTCTCGACCATGCCATGGCTGCGCCCAAGTCCATTTGTCGCTGTCATTGTAGGCATATTTGTTCTCCACCTTGACAGGAGCGATATGCCATCCATTATCATCACAAAGTTCGACGTAGCACGTAATGTCAACACCGATTTTAATCACGTCCTATCTTAACTAAAGTATTGTAAATATCTTTCAAAGGAGCGTCGTATCTAATTCTAATTAGCGGGATATTATGTTGCTTACAATAGGCATTTTTAATAGCATCTCGATATTGATTTTTTTGTAGGCCTCCTTCTCCTCCATACATATCTATTGCTTTATAGTGCTGTTCTCCATCATATTCTATACAGCAATTATACTCTGGAAGGTAAAAATCAAAACGTAAAGGATAATTTGTTTTTATATTCACGCAATCTGGAAAAATAAACTGAGAGATATATGCTATATTAAAATCATCTAATATACTCTGAACAACAGTCTCTCCTTTTGACTTAGCTCTGCATCTATGACAATAGCACGACCCTCTGCCACTTTCTAAATGATCCATTCTTGCTAAAAAAGGAGCACCGCATTTTTTACATTCAAACCAATGATAAGAACGATTAACGTCTTTTCCAAAAAGATTAGTAGGAGCATATTCTAATAGCTTAACTTCAAATGGCCCAACTAAATCTCCAATTTGATACTTGTGATTATTTGAAAATGCTTTTATTCTTTTCTGCTTATAGCATTCATAGCACGTTGTTAAATTAGAAACCGTTCCTAAATCAGCATCCCAATTTTCTCTTCCACATATTGGACATTTTAATAAGACTCTGTGATTAGGAAGGTGCTTAATAATTCTTATATCTTGATTTTTACCTACAAAGTCTCCTTCTTTATATTTACGAGACTTTTTTCTTTTACATTCAGAGCAACAATAGACTTTATTATGAGCGACCCGTGACGGTTCGGCTTCAAAAGTATCTTTATTGCATATAGGACAAAGAAATAAACCTCTATTATGTCTTTTTATTGTAGGCAACTTAGCAAGATACAAAGCTCCATATGAACCTAGTCTGTCACCTACTTCATATTTATGGCTCATATGAGTCTTCCTTTCCTTCTACCCTTTCTTTACTACTATTATACATCAAAGAAAGAAAGAAGTCAAACGTCAAGCAAGAACCAATTCTCGTTCAGAAAGCTCTAGACTATATTCTTCCTCGGAGATTGTCTCTATAGTAAACAATCCAGTAGCGATAATCACTCCGGGAATCTGCCAATAACGCTTGAGCTGTGAGATACAATCAGTCCAACCGCTATTAATGACAGACTCGCGGCTATGCTTCTTATCAGTCTTTCCAATAGCCGTCACATCGACTTCCTGTCCTGCCGCTGCTGAGAACATAAAATACTCTGATTTGTCGGGTGTGTAGTCATCGTCCCTTTGATAGATGCCAAGTACAACATTGCTAAGATTATTGAGTGCGGCAATGATTAGCTTTGACCGCACGTGAACATCAGAAATGATATCAAGAACGGTATTCTCTTCCAACTCTACTGGGTCAAGAACCTCAAGCTCTTCGGCCTCGTCATCCTCTGAGTAAAGCAGGTCAACAGTCGCAACCTTAGCAACATAGTCTCTAAGCTCAGTACCAGATATAAGATTGTCCGCTTCGACGTAATAAGTTGAACGGAAGGCACCATCCGTCTGCACTTTGACCTCAAAACACCTCAAGACAAACCTCCCCAAGTCTGTGATAGACTGACTATAGACCAGCTACCTTCCATTGAATAAAACAAAAGAGCTGTGCGGGATACGTTAAATCCTGGCTCATTTAACCGCACAGCTCTGTTGAATGGACTCCTTTGATTCTTAGGTGTGAAGTCCTAGCGTCACCTACCTTGGGTTTTTTCTTATGTCCGCCTGAACCCCTGTCGAAAGTAAGCTGTGAATATCGGGACTCCCAACACCCACACTGTGAGCCGGTTTTCCGTGGCAACCTAGTGATGCGCACTCCTAGGTAGTTTCTTTCCGCTCAGGGACTAATTATATAATACCATATAGAGAGAGGAGTTGTCAAGTGTCATTCTTTAGAGAATGTAATTCATATTGGAAACAATTACGTCAAGACGGCGAGCAATGTCCGCCTTGGTATTACCCTTGCGGCTATTGGACTGAAGAGCCTCAATCTCGTTACGAATCTCTTCCTGTGCTTCCTGAATCTCCTCTACGGCTCGATAGTAATCGTCGCCATAGATACCATCCTGGCTCTTGATTTCATTTTCCTCAAGTCGCTCAACAACTTCATCGAGGCAAGAGTTAAGCTCAGGATGCTGCGTATAGTGAAGAATCGCGTCTCCGATAAGACTCGCTAGGTCTTGCTTATCAAGTTGATAATCACGCTCAACCATCTCACAGAACTGGTCATAATCCAGAACCGCCTCTGGCTTATTATTCCTAACGGCAATAGCAATCATACAATCTCCTTCTCTCTATCTTACGGCTATATTATACCACAGCCGCAAGCGAAAAGTCAAGTGCTAAAGCCCCAAGAACTTAAGGACACTCTCTAGGTCAGAGAATGAAGAGAGCGGGGTTGTAAACAAATCATCACCATTATTAGGATTGCGGTGATGTTGCTCGTTTTGCGGCTTGTATGTCTCCTTCTTGCCTTCGTCCTTTCTATTGGAATCTGTAGAAGGAGTCTTGTGTCCTAGGAAAGCATCAATCTTTTCATTAAGACGGCGATTCTCTTCCTCTAGCTCGGCAAAACGGTCAACGGTCTCCTTCGCATGTACGATTGGCGTGCTTGTGATGGTCGCGGGCTGACTGGTAGCAGCAACCTTGGCCTGCTTCTCCTTCTTGCGCTTGTTAATTAGAATATCAACATAGGCATCAAAGACGGCCTTGGTAACATCATTCTCCATATTGTCCATATCGCCGCTAAGTTGCTTGTCTAGGTCGTTTCCATCTGAATCCGAATAGGTAAAGCCCATGTCATACTTGTCATCGTTCACTACGCAAGTAACAGTCGCTTTCATTCCGTAGCTATTCATCAATTCTCCTTCTTTCTCTAAAAAATATGCTCTTACTAGGAGTATAATAAATTATATATCAACAATACTTTAATTGTCAATATCTAATTTTAAAAATTTGTGTAAATATCAATCGTGCCTGATGCACAACCGCTATCATAGACCCTACCAGCCCCAAAAGGTGTAGAAACTACACTACCTTGGGAGTAGTCGCTAGAAGCAACAACAATATAACCATCACTATCTCGATAAATACCATCGCTACCAGCGTTCCATTCTGGCGTGCGGTAATGATACAAAACATTGCTTGAATAATAAGTATATCGAATACCATTTTGATATATAACGCCTTGTGACTTGAAATTGCCGCTATCGCTACTATAACTTTGTTGCTGTGCGGTCTGTTGTTGCTGTCGCTCTAGCTCTTGTTCTTTGGCAGCTTGGGCCTCGTCTCTCATACTGGTAAACTGGTTGACCGTCTCGTTTAACAGACTAATATATTTAAAGTTGCCAAAATCTAGGTTATTCACTATTGCCTTGTTATCTTCAGACAAATAATTCTGAAGCTCCAATAGCTCAGAATGTAGTTGTCTTAGCTCTGCCAATTCTGCGTCATAATCTGATTGCCACTGTTCCTTATCAACATACCCTTCATACAGAAATTCGTTTCCGTCTACCGATGTGTTGTAAGCAACCGCCATCGTAGACGAATAATGTAAAGAATCAGCAGCATTAGCAACGTTAGTGTCAACAAAAAATGACATAAAGGCAACGGCAAATGCCACGATGCCTAAAATGACTCTGTTCGTCTTATTAATAAAATCACCTCTTCTGTCATAAGAATTCAAGCTAGCACTGTGGATTGAGGCTATTCGTCAAAGCCCCACCCCCACATAGGAGTACAAGTGGCTCCATAGTAGTCTATCCACTCTTGAATTGGAGTCTCTTCGATTGTCCCAGGGTTGTGCCTAACCCACAGCTCTCCGTCGCGTTTGAAGATGATGCCGCAATGACCGTATCTAATTCCTCCCGAATTATGTGGATGTGTTGCCACTGCGATAATCATACCGCTTTCTGCTTCGCTTAAATCTGAAGATGTACAATACTCATAGTATAAGTCATCAGCATTACACCACAGATAGTCGAAACCAGCAGCCTCATAGCACATTGCGACATATTTCGCACACCAACCAACTCCCGGACAAGGAACGGTCTCGCTAGCTGCCGCAACGCTCTCTCCATTTTGCAAAAGGGCTTCTCTTGCGGCTTGCTGCTCAGCCCTTTCCTCTTCGATTCTCTCAAGCGCTACCTGAATCCTGTCCATTTCTGCTTGGATGCTGCCAAGCTCGACTTGGTTGTTTGCTAGCTCTTGCTCTGTTTGCTCTTGTATTAAGTCTATCGATGATACAATGTGCGGCCTAGTCTGAACCGATTCTGTCAATCCTAGCTGCACACTCTGGGCTTCCTGAAGAGACACGGCTTTTGCAATAGTATAAGATAAACCCAATACCAGAACTGTCACGATAGCCACTATTGCCTTTTTTATGTGGTTCATTTGATATAAAAATACCTCCTTTGTTAACATAAAGGAAGCCCAGAAAATGGTACATAATATTTTATGTTTTTTCGGAGGTATATTTTATTCGTTTTTGACCAATAGCAGCTATGTAGCCAGCTGAACCCCAATGTCACGGAGACTTTGTGCGGTCGTGACAAGGAGCTTGCACGTATTACAACTGCCCCCTTTCAGGCATCTTAGGCCGCAAGTAGAGCGCTTATCGGCCAGCATCCACGTAAGACCGGGACACGGCATATCAAAGTCAGCAAAGTCGGGATTGATTTCCCCCAACTGTCCATACCAAGACTTGTTCTTGATATAGACCTTATACATGATTTCCAGAGTTTCAAAGGCATATGGATTGCCGCAATCGAACTCCGCAACGTCAACCCACCTTTCAAGGACTTCCATGTCTTGCGGCCTATATAGCGGCGCTATGAACATATCCTTCTTGACTGGCTGCGTCAGAGGAGCGCGATTGAGAATCATCCTAACCTTGACCCCCATATCATCGCAATACTCATGAACCTTGTCCATTTCATAGCACAAGTCATCAGAGACATATACATCTGTGACGCCATATCCATTTACTAGGCGATACAGCGCCATCCAATCGGTTGCCGCTAGAGAACTATCAAAGAAGAACTTGCACCCTCTGTCATGTAGCTTGTCTACCTTTTGGATATCCTCTGCCCGCAAACGGAATCTGACATTATCCCCGACTTTTGATAATGCGGAAGCCGTCTTAACATCTATACCATTGCGGTATTCGATATTAATCTGCTTGTCCTTGAACTTTTGGATAAACTCAATCAGAGTATCAAAGTCGTTCATATCAGGATTGAACTTGATATTGAACTGTTGAACTTTTGAGTTCAATCTAAAGTGATTTTTATAAGGTATTGAAATACGCATCTAATTGCTCCTTTACTGATTTAAGGCTATTTTTATTTTTATATACGATTCTATAAATTGTTATACCGTTGCTTTTACACCAACTGTCTTTTATGCTATCAAGATATTGAATATGCTTTAATGTCTGTTCAGTATAGTAACCAGAGCCTTTTTCTTGTCGGTGTTGTTCTCCATCACATTCAATTGCTAGGTTTAATTTTGGAATATAGAAATCTATATATAGTTTTTTATTAGACTGAGGATTAATTAAATCAGTAAAAGTTTTCTGCATTTCAAAGACAATATTTTTATTTTTTAAATATTCTTCAATAAATTTTTCTCCATAAGACGCAATACAATGCCCACAACTTTTTGTTGTCCCCATTAATAAATTATTAGATATTACATCGGAATATCTTCCACAGTCACACTTACAATGCCAAATATAATTACCGTTCTGCTTGCCGATTGTATATAATGCCGTTAATTTCCCAAATCGTTTATTTGTTAAATCTTTAAAATGGCTTTGCGAAGTTCTCTCTTTTTGTATACATCCACAAGACGTAGTATTCCCGGAAGTTAGATTGCTGCCATATACTTGTAAAATAGTTTTTTGATGACAAGAACATTGACATTCCCAGATTGGACCATGTTTATCTGAATATAAATATCTTAAAACTGTTAATCGCCCATATGTTCGTCCTGCTAAATCTTCATAAGGTCTTTTTGAGTTACATCCACAGGATTTGATATTTCCTTCTTGAATATTACCTATAGGGGCAATAAAAAGCTTTTTACATACTGGACATTGAAATTCACCAAACCATCTTCGTCCTTTTTTATAAAGACGATGAATCATTTGAATAGGAACTGGCCCTATATAATCTCCATCTTTATATTTAAAAGCCCTCCCCAAATTGAACCTCCTTTCTTAGACGATTATGATTCTATTAATCTTTTGCTTAATCCAATCCGGTAGGGCGAAATAGGAGACATTGTACCTGCCGAGGAGATTATAAACATCTTGTACGGTAAACATATATCCTTCCCTGCTTGCGCTAGCCATCTTGTCGATATCAGACACAAGCTCCTCTTCAATCATTCCAAGAGCAATGGGATTACCAACCTCAAAAGGATTGAACTCGAACATCTTAGTATTTTCCTGTCTCTACGAGGGTGTAATAACGGTCTTCGGCCGCATTAAGCTTTTGCCAACTATCATAAGCCTCAAAAACAATCTGACGCAGGTCAGAATACTTACCGGGCGGAAGTTCATTCGGCTTGATGCCACTCTCAAATGCCTTGACTAGCCCCCCTCTTTTATCACATTCATTGATGAACCCAGCGGCGGTCATAACACCAGAAAAGTCCATATCTCTCCCTTCATCTTCTCTATTGGACACCATATATTATACCCCTTGCGGCCAACAGAGTCAAGAAAAAAGCCGCATAGACACAAAGTCTACACGGCTTCTTACAGAAAGGAAGAGACTAGAAAGATGGTTTTTATCCAATAGGAATGGAATTGATATAGTCAATCATGCTGACACCGCTCTCCATAAGGCTGATAAACTTGAAAACCTTGTCAGAGAATCCGGTAAGCAGAGTCAGGTCTCCCTGTATCGGATTAGCAATCTGAGTCTGATAATTGCCCATATCAATAGAGTAAATCTTCGTGCGGCCATAGTCCTTGAAATACTCTTTCATGGCATCCTGCGCGGCCACAGACTTACTATAATACCTATTGTCACTCATTACCTGCATGTCAGAGAACAGGAAGATGCGGTCATAATGCTTTTTAAGCATTAGAAAGACTGGGACAATATTCGTGCCATATCCGCATCCTGAATTATGCTGCATCTTCTCTATAATATCAAACACGTTGTTAAGCCTACTATAGGAGCAGAACTTAGCCTCGGTACCAAACTTGATAAAATCGGAATCAGGATTGGCAAGATAGATAGCTGCCGCATAGCAGGCACAGACCTCTTTGAT